TTTTATGCCCCCAGAAACTAGCGTTAGGATTGTAAAGTGTTGCTGCAACGCCTCGATTGTGTTGCACATAAGCCTCAACATAATCACCAGCAGCTAACGCAACAACTTTTTGGAATGATGTGCTTACAACATCTGAACTGCCATCTCTAAATGGAAATGCAGGGCTTTCGTATGCTGCTCCATTTTTGTAAATATACATAATGGTTTGATGACCTGCTGAATAAACACCCCAAGCAACATCAAAACCAATTAAATAATTACCACCTTGACCAGTTGGAACTGTAAATCGATAATTTGTTGTTGGATCATAAGCAGAAGCATTATCGATTACTTCTGTGTCAAATTGAACTTTTGTAATTGTTCCGCTGGTAATACTTTGACCAGTGCTAATTTCTGCTAAAAATGCAATTGGAGTTTGCCATTCTGGAGCATTTCCAGCTGCATTGACACTTAATCGCTGACCAGTAGTTCCTAGTGCTAATCGGGTATTTGTGTTTGCAGTAGATGAACGATAAGAAATATCTCCAAGTGTAGTTTCAGGATTTAAGTTTTTAATTGTAGTATCAGCTGATGAACCAAGTGTGCGAATCGCTGCTGCACCATCCTTGACCAGCGCGGTGTCGTCTGGTGTTGTCCAGCCATAATTAGTAGTGGTTGCCATATTATCCTTTATCTCAGGCTACGATTGTAGCGTATTCCCATGTCAAAGTGTTGCTTAAAGTGTTCCATGCCTCTGTGGCTGGAGTTGTATTCCAACGCATCGCCACTTGGCTAAATGCGACTGGGGAAACATTGATTGTGAGAAACAATTCATTGAACCGAGTGCTCCATGACCAGCCCTCAACATAACCTTCGAAATCTCCACCTGCAATTTGATCAGGTAGGTTTTGAATATGAACTGGCATTCCCATAAATACAGCTAGTAGATCATCACGATCTGCGTTATCGATTTCAGGATTAGTTATTGGGAATGTGATCGATTGGAATGCTGGAACTGGATAGGCTCTTTGGGCTATGTATCGATCGGCAATAGCCTGAGCATCGACAGCACCTTGAACCCTCGAATTAATGCTTTCGGCTTTGTAGCCATATAAAGCAATTGAAGCTGTGTCTATGGCTGTTACCTGTGAATTAAAATTATTGCCATAATTGATAAAAATATCATTACGAACATCTGCTGATCGCATAATCGTAGATAAGCCAGCACCTAACGCATGGCGAGCATCTAATTCAACATAACCATTTGTTAGCAAATAATTTTGTCTATGGTCTGCATCTGCATAACCTATATTTCCGGCATTATCCTCATAAAGATAACCAAATGCTGAATCAGCAATATCAGTTACGACATTGTAAATCGTATCTGTAAGGCTAGATTGAGCGGTCATGGTATAAAGACCAGGCTGATCGATTTGGCCAAGTCCTAAATTTACTGCATTCTCCCAAGTTTCGGTTGCATTATAAGTTGCCCAAGTTGAAGCTGATGGCACATCGTTCCAAGTTCCAAGCAATACGCTTGATAGAATCTCATAGATTTGGTTGCCATCCTCATCTTGAGAAATGTTATCATCCCAAATTTCTTTCGTAAGCCTTGTTAAAGATCCCATCGCAATAATTGTGTATCGGATAACTGTGTCTGTTGCACCAGTATTACCAACCTCAACAGTTACATCACTAACATCCCCACCAAACAAACTTACATAAGATCCAGTTGAGTCTTTTACCTGTAAGTCAAATGAATCATTTATGTCAAAAGGTAAGGTTTGATTATTTAATGCTACTAAAGTGAGTTGCATATATGATGGCAACGGCTGAGTATAGATATTACTTCTACCTGATTGATGCTGAACATCTGATATTGCTATGTCAGTATAATCCACACCACCGACAGTTAGTTTCCAGTCTGGAGTAAATACTGTCATTATCTGTTACTTATAGCAGCACGCCTTAATGCTGTGCGACTTCTCTCTGCCTGTGAACTAAGTGTATTTGCCACAGCTCTTGCAGCGCCTTCACCATCTATGGCTGAAACGCTTATATTGTTATTAATAATTGTTTGACCCGGAGCACCTTTTGTAGAAACTGCCCCACCAGGCAAGGTTGGCGTGAATGCTTGATTTCCAACAGCTGCTAATCCAACAGCACCAATACCCACAACACCTAAACCAATTCTTGTTGCAGCTGCGGTAGCAATAGCAGCACCTTCGGAAGCAGCTTTCAAGCCTAGCATCGCTCCTGTTAAAACTTTAATTTCTGTTACAAATGCAGCAATTTTACTTGCCACAAATACAGTTGCAATTACTTGACCTAATAATATAAGTTCATCTTTCATACTAATTACAAACTCAATAGTTGATCTCAATTGCTCGCCAAATTCAAATGCTCCTTGAGTGGCTGTGGTTACTCCTGCGGTTACTGAGTTTTCGCCAGTTAATCCAGCAGCAAGGGCTTGAACATTTGGAACAACTGATGCTAATAAGAAATCAGCAAAGTCTTTCATAATTGGTAATAAAGCAGTTCCAATTTCTTCTTTGGTTTCATTAAATGCTATTTCCAATTGCCTCATTTTAAATTCAGCGTTTGTTGCTTCATTTTCAATAAATCCTTTATAAGTTCCTGTAAGGATTTGCATGATTTCATCATGAGATTTAGTTTTTAAAGTAGCTGCATCAATACCTAAGCCAAGTTTGCCTAAAGCAGTATTTTGCCCATCAAAACTTTTACCTAAAGCATTTGCAACAGTTTCAAGTGGCTTACCTGTGGCTACGCTAATTTCTTGAGCAAGATTAAGTAATTTTTGGGCTTCTGTAACATCTTTGGTAGATCTTATTAATCTTCCAAATGCAGGTCTTAAAACATCGTCAGTTGTTGCAGTTGCAATTGATTGTTTAGTGATAAAATCATCGATCGCTGCAATTTGTTGCTCAGTTGCCCGAGTGCTAGATCTAATAGTTTGCTCTAAAGATTTACGAGCTTTCTCATCCTCAGCAGCGGCTTTAACAGCTGAAATAGCAAATGCTCCAGCAGCAGCCCCAGCAGCAGCAAAAGCCAATGCTGCCTTTTTACCAAATTCTGCAATCTTATTTGAATTGTTTTCAACAGCCTTGTCGGCTTCGCCTAACTTCTTTTTTAGATCATCGACATCGGCAAGGATTGATAACTTTAAGGTTCTATTACCGGTTGCCATTAGATCCATTCCTTAATAATGCGATCAAAACTTTGCTCCCACTTGTTAATCAATTCAGGCTGAATTCTGCGAAGGGTTGGATAAATGAACCATCCGCGAGATCCACGACACTGTTTGAATTTATTTGAACCAAACTCAATGCCACCCCATAGGGTTTGCGTAGTAGCACCACCTGAAAACTTCTGGCGTGCGAATCCATAACTGAATTCACCGATCTTGCTTGACTTTGAGATGCTAACGCCATCCGCGACTCTCTGCGCAACTTTGCCAGCCTTTGTTCTTTGTCCAGCTGCCGCTTTAATTTCTTCAGATGCATAATACGCCAAAGCAGCAGACTGACGGCGTGCTTCATCAGTAGCTTGGTCATCCATAAGTTTAAAAGCCTTGTAAATATCGCGCAGATCTTTTTTATCGTATGCAATTGCTTCACTTGCCATACCTCTGCTCCAATACTTCGATAGCTGTTAAAATGTCGTTTGCATCAACCCATTCGCTCATTGGTATTTGTGTGGCAATTGCCAACTCAACCAATAATCTGCTTAGGCTTCCTGCTGGGTGGCTTTTGGGTTTGCATCACCGACTATTACATCGCTGATTGTTTCCATCCAAACTTCAAATGGTTTAACTGGCTTTCCAGCAGCTTCACGCTTATGAGCGTTGTATGCTAAAAACATTAAATCCCACATACCAAGTTTTTCTTTGGCTTGGCTTATGGTGTTGCCAGTTTGTTTTTCCCATTTAGCCCACTCAGGCGGTTGGGCTACATAAGTGGCTTGTTCGCCTGAGTTATATTCAATTGTAATTGGTAACTTCATTTGTTTGCTCCCGTTTTATTTATTAAGCGAAGTTTTCTGCTGGCACTCCAATAACTTGGAATGATAAAGTTACAGTTTGTGCATCTGGCGCAGTTCCACCAGCTGAAGGCCACATTGGCAATACTTGGAAAGTAAAGACCGCGCCTGAAGTAGCTGTAAAGACTGTGCTGATTGCTGTATCTGGTGCTGACTCGGCAACGCCCCATAGAATCTCGCATAGAGATCCAGTTGCGCCCCAGTCGGCTAACATTTCAACATCAAATGTGAAATTGTTATCAGTTA